GTCGATATGGTGATATCCACGATAGAGTATATCATCTTGATGATTTTGAGTGCGTGGAGGACAAGTAATGAACTATGCGCAAATAAGATATATGGATATCTCAAACGGAGAGGGCATTGGCGTTTCCCTCTTCGTACAGGGATGTAAATTTTATTGCTACAACTGTTTTAACCAAGAAACCTGGGATATAAACGGTGGAAAACCATTTACAGACAAAACGCAAAAATTGTTCTTTGATTTAATTGATCATCCATACATTACCAGAATAAGTTTTCTTGGTGGTTCTCCACTTATAGATGAAAATGTTATTACAATAAACAATCTTATATGTCAAATTAAAGATGTATTCCCAGATAAAAAAATATGGTTATATACAGGTTTTCTTTACGAAGATATCGTGAATGCCAAAATAACCTCAGATTTAAAAGATAAAGAGAATTTACTTAAATTTTTCAGAAGACAAGCAGTTTCAAATTGCGATGTAATTGTAGACGGTCCATACATTGATTCCTTAAAGGATATCAACTTAAGATTTCGTGGAAGTAGTAATCAGAGAGTGATCGATGTTCAGAAATCGCTAAAAGAAAACAAAGTAGTTTTATGGGAGTCTTAACCGACTCCCTTATATGGAGGAAATCAAGATGAATATTAATGACATTCACGACAAATATATTATTCACAATAAAATGGATTTTAATAAGCTGCGAAATAATGGCTTTAAGATTTATGGTGACCACGCATATTTTAACAAATTTGTATATAAAGACATTGATAGGTTAACAGTTGACATTGATTTGTCAGATAATACATATACACTCACAGTTACAGATATGGACCATGATGAGATATATTTTCCTATTTACAACTGGGATTGTGGTAAAAATTATGAACTTGAAGAGGTTATCGAGAATGTCATTGCTACACTTGATTCCCTCTGCACTCAAAAAATCCTATGGAATATAGAAAAGAAAAGGAAGAAAAAACATGTACAGCACAATAAATAAAGGTGACATGGTTTATTATGCCAGGATTCAGAAAAAGAATGGTACTTATGATCTGTGCGAATTAAAAGTTCGAACAGTTGGAGAAGATTACTTTTGCGGTATGGATAAAAAGGACAGACACGTTTATCTATTTGGATACAATGCTCTTGGAGATTATGTATTTCAAACTCGTAAAGAGGCATTAGATAAAATCCATGCTGCAGAGAAAAATAAAGTAGAAGTAAGTGATGAAACTTACTACGAAGAATATTGAGGTGAATGCCTATGAGTTATTTAACACAGCATTTTAAAGGTAAGTACAGAATTGTACCGGAACTTTCACCAGAAAGTCATGATGTGCCAAGAGAAGAAGATGGAACCGTTGATAAAAGTTACGATGACTTATATATTAAATGTCAATTCGGTAATAAAATTTATTATTATGGTCGAGGTACTTTTGTAGCTTACATCCCAAGCATTATTCGTGGGAAAAATATTTTAAAGAAACTTGATGAAACAAATATTCCATATTCAGATCCACATATCTATGATAGCGAAGTAGAATTTAAATTCAAGACTGCAGATATGGACGCAGTTGCAAATCTATTAAAAGCATCATCATTTGGTGCTGATATCACGCCTTATAGTCTAAAAAATTTCCCAAAAGCAGATGTTACAATACCAACGAATAAAATAAATGAATATAAGAAAATAATCGCTGCTATTCAGAAAGAAGACTTATTAACTTTCTCAAGATTTACACAGTCATTTTTAACTGATGTTCTTGCAAAAAAGCTAGGTCGTAGAAATAAACCATTTGATTATAAATCTGATATGAAAAAATTAATGATGGCACGTCAGACTAAAGAGTATATCTACACTAAAAATATGTGGGACGAATATTTGAAATATTTAGAAGAAAAAATTAAAGACTTATATAAAGAGAAGGAGAAATAAAATATGGATACAAATTGTATTGGATATAACGTTGATGTATCTGGATGTAGTCCAGAGGTTATTAAAGCTATTACACAGACACTTTCAAGAGTAAAAGAAGATTTACAGAAAGTTGCAGATACAGATAAAGAAGAAAATAAGAAGAAAGAAACTAAGAAACGTTGGAAGCCAAATTTTGGTGAAGATTATTTTCGTATTGATCCTTTTGGTAATATAACTTCTCTCAAATGGGAAAACGATGTTTTTGATAATAAATATTATAACGCTAGAAATATTTACAAGACAAAAGAAGAAGCTGAATTTGAGGTGGAGCGTAGAAAAATAATGACAGAACTTCAGAATTATGCAGACGAACACAATGGAGAAATCGACCATCCATCAGATGCACTCTGGATTGCATTCGATGAAGATGACATGTCAATTACTGTTGAAACGGAGTCGTACTTACCACCAGTCGGTGCTGTATTGTTTTCTGATGGAGGTACAGCTTACGATGCGATTGAAACTATTGGTGAAGACAGAATTCTTAAATATATGTTTAGAGTTAATCCAAATAAAGAATTGCATTGCAACGGTGATTGTGAATGTTGCGATGAATATGATCCATGGGACGAGGAGGATGAAGATAAATGAAGAGGGTAGCAAAATTTGAGAAAGTAAGCTATAAGCAGTTTGAAAAAGATTATTTAGATACATTTGGACTTGCAGGTGATGATACATCTAAGAGACTCAGACAAGAAATTGAAAGTATGTATTATGGATTAGAGTTACCTACAAGAGCTACAAAGTTTAGCGCAGGATTTGATATTAGAACTCCATTTTCATTTACACTAAAGCCAGGAGAAGTAATTAAAATTCCAACAGGTATTAAATGTCGTATGAATACAGATTATGTTCTTATGATTTACCCAAGAAGTGGACTTGGATTTAAATATCAGTGCAATCTAGTAAATGGAACAGGAATTATAGACTGCGATTTTATTAACTCTGACAACGAAGGTCACATTTTTATTAAACTTGTAAATCGTGGAGATAAAGAGTTTTCAGTAACAAGTAATGCAGCTATCGCCCAGGGAATTTTCTTAGAATATGGAATTACTGATGATGACGATGCAAAAGCAACACGTAACGGTGGTTTCGGATCAACTGACAAAAATGAGTAATAAATGGACACATTTTATTATTGTGCACTAGATGAAAATTCTAAAACATGTCCAAAACAAAACATTTGCAAAAGGTACACTCACAAAAAGGGTGTACCTGCATCCGAAGATGCAAATGCAAAATTGTATAACATTTGTAATGACAATTATGGATATAAATTGTTTTTAGAAGATGAAGATATAAAGGAAGATGAGAAAAATGACAATAACAAAGAAATTTAGAATGAATACGCCAAGTGATGCAGAATTTATTGCGAAAAAATTATGTAAATATGATTATGATATTGATGCGGTCATTGGAAGATACGTAATTGATGCTAAATCACTTTTAGGGTTGCTTTCTTTAACACCTCCTAAAATTATTGATATCAGCATTCATACAGACAATGTAAAAATTGCAGAGGAAATTTTTAATAATATTTCAGAATTAAAGGAGACCGAATAATGGAATACGAATACGGATTAATGACAAAAGCTGATAAATATCTCGTAGAATCTATCTATAATATCCTTCAAAATGGTATTAAAGATGAAAATCCTAGACCAAAATACGAGGACGGAACACCTGCACATACCTATTTTGTGACACATCAAATGCGTCAATATGACCTCTCAAAAGGTGAATTTCCAATCTGTACTTTACGTCCAATTGCATGGAAAAGTGCAATCAAAGAGATGTTTTGGATCTTCCAAAAAGAGTCAAACGACCTCAAGCTTTTGAATGAAATGGGCGTGTCATATTGGAATTTATGGGATATTGGAAATGGTACAAATGGATATAGATATGGTCATACAGTGCATCGTTATGATCTGTTTAGAAAGCGTGTTTTAGATGATATCAAAAACAATCCATATGGACGTTATCATATCTGTAATTTGTGGCAGGAAGAAGAATTTAAAGATGAACCAAACGGTCTTAAACCATGTGCTTATGAGACTATTTGGACAGTACGTGGAGAGTATTTAGACCTGTTTCTAAATCAAAGATCAGGAGACTTATTAGCTGCTTCAGGTGGAGGTGGAATTAATGAAATCCAGTACGCTGCACTGCTTATGATGGTAGCTAGACATACTGGATATAAGCCAGGAAAATTTACTCATTTTGTGGCAAATGAACAGGTATACGACCTCCATATTGACCAGGCAAAAGAGTTAATTCATCGTGCAAATGAGAGACATTTAGTCACTTTTGAGGCGTTAAAAAATAGTGAAATTGATAAAAATTTGATGCCAAAATTGGTATTAAATCCAGAAAAAAATAACTTTTACGACATGACAATTGATGACTTTTCTATGGAAAATTACAAGCCAATGAAGCCACAATTGACACTACCATTGGGTATTTAAGGAGAGAAAATTTATGTTATCAGCAATCGTTTGTATGGATAATTTTGGTGGAATTGGTAAGAATGGTGACTTACTTTATAGGATTCCAGATGATTTAAAAAGATTTAAAGAGATTACAATTGGGCATTCTGTTATCATGGGAAGAAAAACATGGAACAGTATTGGCAATAAACCATTTAAAAGTAGGAACAATATTGTTCTGTCTACGACACTTAATTATGCAGTAGAGCCAATCAATGAAGATGATGGATATGCTACAGATGTTAATGTGTTAAAAAAAATGACAAAAGAAGAAGTAAAATTTATAGCCGAAATGCCGACTAAGTATTTTGCAATTGGTGGAGAGAGTATTTACAAAATGCTCTTACCTCATTGTGAGAAAGTTTATGCAACAATCGTTAATTTAGGCGATAGATGTATCTCAACTGCAGACGTATTTTTCCCAATTGAATACCTTTTAAACAATTTTGATGAGATTGAATCTATAGATAAGACATATGGTAATTTATCATATAGTTTCAAAACATTTGTTAGAAAAGACAATTGTAAAGCTGTATCACACGCCTATTCTGATCCAGTTTCCGGTCACGATGCAGTAGATAATCCATCTCATTATTGTGGAACAAAATACCAGGTAATCAATTTTATAGAAGACTGGGGACTCGGTTACTGCCTTGGTAATGTAGTTAAATATATCTGCAGAGCCGGTAAGAAATATATTGGTGATAAGCAAAAAGAACTACAGGACTTGGAAAAAGCTAAATGGTATCTTGAAAGAAGATTAGAAGAGCATAAAAATGGTGTTGAGCTTGATTCTAATGAGTTGAAGATGAATATATCTATAGATGATTTTACCGAAGATCAAAAGCTTAATTATACTCGTAGGAAAATTATAAAAAACATTGTTGATTGTGTTTATGAGGAAATTGACACTAAATTTTACACTGCTTTAGAATTGCTTGACACAGAAATTCACAGGATGGAGGATGGAGCTGCATGATTACACTTGGTATTGGAACATTTATTTGTATTATAGGCGGTACATTTGTAGTTGGTGGAGTAGTTGGACTTATTCTCACAGCTTGTCTTACAGCTGGAAGAGACAAAGACGATGAAGATATTGATGAATAAATAATAATGCATGGAGGAAAGAGGAATTTCTGCGCAGATTAAAAGGGTATCCTAATTCCTCCTATTATTATATGGACAAAGAAGAATTGAATTATGCCATAAAAAATGGTATTATTGATTTATCACATATACAAGAGCAAATCGAGATGAAAAAAAACGATGAGCTTTTAAGTAAACATAAATACAGAATATGGAAGGGGGCAAGAAATAGGTGGTATACTTATCTTCCTGCAGATAATAATGGAAGAACACAAATAAGTAGATCAACAGAAGCTGATATTAAAAAAGCTGTAATTGAGTTTTATAAGAAAGATGTTGAAAAGCCAAAAGATTTTATTTCTGCATATAAGCATTGGAGATCTGTACAAGATAATTTGGTAAGTAACAATACAATCAATAAATACGACACAGACAGAAAAAGGTATTTTGATAATACAAAATTCTCAAAAATGCAATTATCAGAAATAACCGAAGAAGAAATAAAGGTTTTCATTGCAAATACTGTTAAATCACAAAAGTTATGTAAGAAAGCTTGCAAAACTTTATTTGGTTATATTAATAATACTATATATAGTGCAAGAACAAAGGGATATATAACAACAAACCCTATGGAATTTTTAAAGGCGAGCCAATTTTATATATATTGTACAGAAAAAAGGAAAAATTTGGAAGATAATATT